TAAAAAGCAACGCTCTCACCACAGCTTTCAAACATATCTACAAGACTCACTGGAAATATCGCCGCTCTTGTGGTTGGGGGAGAAGGAAGACAACACACAAATACTTGTAGACACTGTATATAAAACGGAAGACACACCAAAACTAGGTGAAAAATTCACTGGGGTTTTTGGGGAAGAGTTTGAACTGGATATACAGCTGAATGCTGGACCAAAAGTAAACTATAGAGACTACTATGACGACGAAACAAAGAGACTAGTGGAACGGAGGTGTGCAGCGGAGATTGAACTGGGGAAGTATCTCTTCTAGAGAAGGTGCAGAACTGTAGTAAATATCAGGCGACACAATCATCCCACAAAAAGGGCCGAGGATTAATTTCCCCGGCCCTATCTTTATGCGTATAGTAGACTACAAAACCCTACGTCACACGTATATACGCAATCAAGTCTTGATTTAGTTTATTGTACGTCTCCTCCACAAGCCTTATCACCCCTGCAATCACATGTGAATTCTCATACCCATCCTCAGTGAGACTATCTAGCTCCTTCTGCGTCTCCTCTGGATTCACTGATGTGTGTGTCACTATCAGGTCCCCCCACCTGTCCAGCCCTAGGGTTATTGTCACCAGCGGCGTCTCCTGCGGCCTCTGGTCCTTCTTTTGTGGGGGCTTCGGCTTCATCTGGCGTGTAGAATTCGTCTGGGATGTTTGCTGCAAGCTCTTGCCCCTCCTTTATTATTACAGGTTTCGGCTCTTCCTTTACTGTTACAAGTTCCTGCTCCTCTATAAACGCCGGTTCCTCTGTGCCTAACATGCCAGTCATGTCAAGGGTACCATCAGAGCCTGTTTCCCCTGTAATTATGTGCTCATATATTTTCTTTTGGCTTTCTGTTATTGGTTCTTCAATTACCACATCTTCAACTTCAATAGGACGCTCGTGTTGTACTTCTGCTTCTGCTTGCACAATAGCCGCAACCTCTTCTGCTGTAGGCTCCTCTATGACTTGATTAGCCCCAAAGGCTGTAGCAATTTCATCCTCTGTCATGTCTCTTACTACATCAGTGCCAGGAAGTCTAATTTTCCCAGGTGTAATCTTAACACTATCTGGTGGGTCTATAACAGGCAAGTCTTTCACTACTGCTGCTTCCAACCGCTCAACCTCTCGCCCCATTAGTTCCATAGTGTGGCGAGAGTTGCGTATCTCAGACATGGCATAGTCCAAGACTTCTCGCTGTTCTGCTGCAGAATATAAAGCAAACTTCTCTAGTCGTTCTAAAATGTCTGGCATCCCTAGTCTCCTATATGTGTAACGTAATTAGCAATATACTGGTCTTCTGTACCTGCTCCCAGTGGTGTATTGTAGTGTTGTTTCCAATATCTGGCTTGCCCAATAAGCTCATCGGGTATTGGATCAGGCACCATATAATACTTCAACCTAGCCAACAGCACTTGTAGCGCAAGGTTAATGGTTAACTCCTTTTTTAATTCAAGCGGCGACAGCAACCATACTGGGCCTCCTAATGGCACTGCACCCATCACCCTAATCCTAAAGTCATGTGGTTTGTTCTGTGCATACCTGTACACAATATCTTCGGCAGTAGCCGGTTCCATTTGATAAAACCCTATGCCTGGACCCCCCTCCAACTGCACTAAGTAATGAAGCTGGCTCTCCTGTAATGCAGTACCAACCATTAAATCAACAGCTGCTGGTGTGTTCATTTCTAGCGCAGTCAGCACCGGCAGCAACACATGTTCTTTGTACTGTCGTAAATTAATCATTTTTGTGCCCCCTAACATTTATTCGCATGATTTGTCTCCTGTTTCTGGATCAATGTAACAAGCAGCGCCCGCCTGTTCTTCTGTAGTGTTGAGAACACCATAACGCTTGCCACTAGGTCTAAAACATGTGATGCCTTTCAAGCCACCTTTCCAACCCTTAACATACACATCACTAAACTCCTCAAAAGTCACTTCATCCCCTACATTAATGGTCTTTGATATTGCACTGTCCACATATGGCTGTACTGCTATTTGCATGTTTAAATGATCATCCACTGTTAGCTCTCCAGCAGTTTCCCCCTCAAGACCAAAATAATGATACACATAATCCTTCACTCGTACAAGGTTGGGTCCGTTCTCTGCCTGGACAGTGCGATCATACTCTAAGGCAAATACAGGTTCAATACCACTGGACACATTATCAGCCGTGAAAGATATAGTTCCTGTCGGGGCAATACTAATAAGGTGGCTGTTTCTAATGCCCTTCTTGCGTATCTTTTCTTTTAATTCATCAGGCAATCTAGAAGCAAAACCACTAGACAAGTAATGCTCTGCTTTAAAGAAAGGAAAAGCCCCCTTTTCTTCTGCTAGGTCTGCACTGGCACTATACGCAGCATTACATAGCTCCCGCATAACCCTGCGGGTAAAACGCACCGCCTCTGGTGAACCATATCTGTGGCCCATTAAGGTAATAGCATTAGCAAGACCAGTTATGCCTAACCCAATACGTCTGGTACGCTTGTGTGCTACCTCTTGTTCCTTGAGAGGATAGTTTGTACGATCAATGACATTGTCCATGGCACGTACTGCATGGGGGATATCTTCTTTAAACTGCTTCCAATCAAAGGGAAAAGGAACCCCTTCTTTATCCCGCTCCCCCATGTAGCGCACCAGATTAAAAGACCCCAACAGACATGCCCCAAAGGGCGGCAGGGGCTGTTCCCCACATGGATTGGTAGACTCAAGAGTTTCTATGTAATCAAGATTGTTGTCTTCATTGATGCGATCAAGGAACAGCACCCCCGGTTCAGCCCACTCCCAATTATTACGCATGATCTCGTCCCATAACATACGAGCGTCAATGGTACGATACACACGCCCTTCAAATTTTAGATCAAAGGTGCTCTCCTTAACCACAGCCTCCATAAATTCGTCTGTTACACCAACACTTAGGTTAAAGTTTTTAAGGTCTGTGTTGTTTTTCTTAGCACGAATAAACTCCTCAATATCAGGATGGTCTATTCGTAACACTCCCATCATCGCCCCTCGTCTGTGGGAGGCTGAAAGGATTGTACGACAGACCGCATTGTGTATATACATAAATGATACAGGCCCGCTAGCACTACTATCGAGGCTGACAATGCGATCACCATTAGGACGAATGCGAGAGAAATCGTAGCCGATGCCCCCTCCTCTACGCATTGTCTCAGCAGCCTCAGTGGCTGACTGCATGATCGAGTCCATAGAGTCTTCAATAGTGCCCGAGACAAAGCAATTAAGAGCCGTGACATTTCGTGGACTACCCATAGCAGTTTGAACACGTCCTGCAGCCCAGAACCTTTGGTCAAGTACCATCTCTTTATATGCTTTGCGGTGTTCTTCATTATCACAAACAGCCGCAGCCTCACGGGCCTTAGCCTCTTCAAAGCTTTCATTTTTTAACCTGTGTTTATAGGAATGCCACTCTGCACATGCAGGAACCTGGGGACCATACTCTTCACTCATTCGTATCTATTTCCTCTACTTCATCAAAATCTGTGTCTACAAAACTTTCTGCCCTAGCATCTAATGTAGCCTCAAGCATCTCTATACGCTCTTCCTGCTCCTTGGCTGTGTTATGTAATTCATCAACCTCAATTTCTAGCATCTTCAAATGGCTATAGATTTCAGCAGCTTCGTCAGCAAACCCATTACGTTGATTTTTTAGGGCTGTAAGTTTATGCCCAAAACGATCAAGAATATCTTTAATTTTTTTGTGTGTGTGCTGTTGTTCATTGGGTTTTTGCTCCATGTTCTAGCTCCTTTTCAATCTCTGCAATTTTACGTTCCGCAAACCATTTCATCTTCTGTGCATCATATAGTTCTGAAACACCGGGCTTCTCACCAAATCTGTAACATGCCTTAAAGATATTTGCAATACCAAAGGGCATGTTTTTATATTCAATAAGGTCTTGAATACCAGTAGCATCTGGGGGTAGCCTATAATAATTGTTACCAAGACCAGTAGCTTCTGGTTTAGAACGAAAGTTGCTTGTCACTATGGCCATATCTAATTCCCTAGCCTATTACGATAACCATTACGCCAACCAACTTCTGCTCCAGCATCATACCCCTGGTCATAACCATCACGGTATGCCCGTGAATAAAAATTAACAATGTATTCTTCCAGGTCTTGACTGTTTAACACGGGGTTGTCTCGTGGAACGCCAAATAAATCTGCAAGTTCTTCTGCTGGGCCTCTTACATCCATTTTATCTGCTCCTCAGAAAATTCTAGGAATTGTTTGTATACCAGTTTACCTGCTCCTCCATTATTTTTAAGGCTTTATCGGGGTCTTTTGTTATTTTGTTAATGAGTACGAGGCATGTCGTTGCCCCGCACTCATTTTTATTGAGATATTTAATAAGTTTGCTAAGTTTCTCCTTATCATACTTATTCACTTTGCTAAGTATACCCTAAACAGCATTCACTGTCAAGGCTTTTCGTAGCTCTTTGGGGTATTCAGTAAATCTACTACGATGCCAACCACCACAATCTTGACATTGGTATCGTTGATACTTGCCGGTATTGGTGACTGCATACCCTCGCCGTTGATTGTCCTCACTGCCACATTTGGGGCATACAATTTCATCACTTTCCATAAGCACACCAACATTCGGATGGTTGCGTATATATGGGCGCATCTTCAAATATAATTCTTCTGTTGAAATTACATCCTGAATATTATACCTTTTCATTTCTGCCCAAGCTCTTTTATTACCCGCCAAAGTCTCAAGCCACAGTTCAAAACCAGGGAACTCTTTATGGTCACTCTTTTTAGCAATTCCAAACACACGGGTCAAATAATCCAGAGAATTACCGTCAAACCCAAACTCCTTCCGGGCTGATTGGTATGTATCAATCTCTTTATAAGGAGAAGGCAAAGCCAACCCGTGTACAAGTGAGCGTCCTCTGATTTTAGAGGCATCAAACTTACTGAGATTGTGACCTACAATTATATCCGCCTGATCCAGAAGTACATTAATATCTTTAAGAACCTCCTTTTCTTCCTTGGGCATACCACTATACATAACCTTGTCTTCATCTAGCCACTTGGCCGCAAAACACATTATATCACAGTGCTCAAGTATTTGGTTTGGACTAATGTTCTCTTTAAAAAAGCGCCACACATAAGCAGCATTGGGACTTGTCTCAATGTCAATCGTTAGTGTCTTCACCATTATTAGGTACTTTCGGTTGTTCAAATGAGTCCCCGGCATCGAACACAGCCTTTCTGCCTTCCTCGGTAGATAGGAATTGGTACAAGCCAAGTACAGTTTGCTGCACAGCAGGAGACAGTGTTCCTGGGGTGTAGTTAAATTCGATCCCTATTTCTCCTCTTGTATCCTCATAAATACCCAAATAAGCCACATTGGGTAGTAGCTCCATCATTTCTGGTTCTGGTGCATCAGCCGCATCTATTGCGTCTTGCTCTACATCTAAAGCAGCAATCTCTTTTGCCCACTCACCCATACTAACCTCCCTTCCTATCTATAAACTCAATTAACTTAAAGAAGTGTTCTGCATCTACAATAGCGAGAGGGGAGTGATGGTTTTTTTTAATGACGACGACAGCCTCACCACTCCCCTCATGCCCCTGCGCTTGCTCGTAAGCTTTCCACACATTCACCCTCTCCTGATTTTTCGCTTCAAATTTGTATGGTATTCTCCTACGAGCAGCAGGACTCAACTTAATGTCTGCTCCACTTTCCCCCATAATTGCTGGTTTAATATCATCTTCTTCAAGCTCCCTTTCATATAATTTTAACAAACACTTAACAATCCAGTTTTGTAAAGTACGTCCTTTAGCTTTGGCGCTCGATGGTTTCATAGTTCAACAACCACAAGCCAATCATCAGCAAACATATCTTCTTGTGTTGGTGTGTATACAGCACACTCCTTTACTAAAAGCCTTTCTAGTTCATATATATATTCGTTATTAACCCAAACATACACACCATATTCCCACCCCACACGAGCCATTGCAACATCCTGTTCAATAACTTGTGCTAAAGCATCATAAAAGGGTAAGCACTCTAAAGCGTCCTCAAGCTCCTCTTCATCTTCTATTCCAGGAAGTACAGGAGTGTCTGCCTCAACCCCTCGGCTGTCTATGTGTTCAAATCCGTTTTTTTCATCCATTGCTATACCCTTCGTGGCACCCATTTAATTTCTCCTCAATCCAAGGCAGCACTTCTGGATTATCCCTAAAGACCTGTGCCAAACCTGTAGCTATAGTGGTTACAACCCTTTCCTCCTTATCTTCATCTTGCACTCCATATACCCAACATACTGCATGTAAAGTTTCATGTAAAAAGCTGTCCGCATATTTGCGAGGCAGCTTTTGTAATGAGGTTTTGTCAAGACGAATTCGTTGATGAAGCGCACTAAAGTCCCCCCACCCATTCAGCTCATCCCCATGAGGCAGGTCTTCAACTGTAATGTCAAACGCTGCTATTTTCAGAACTATAGGTATTTTGTTCATCCACTATACTCCTGTACATGCCATGTATTAATTTCCAAATCTTGCACAGCTACAAAATTAAGTTCTGTATAATATTCCCACGCAGGGTTTTTAGCCTCAGATAGTGCGGCCCTGTGTGGGGTCATATCAGGCCAACATGCTACTTTAAACTCACAATACCCACAAGTGCGACATAGTTTCTTGTTGCCTGTGGGTTGTTTCTTAAAAGTTTCATCAAGGGGGGCAAACGCCCGCTCATAAGGTGCATCCGTATTAATCTTTTTGACTGTAGCAGCAGCCTGTTTGAGTGCAGCCTTCTCTGCTTTACCATTATCACGAGGCGTTTCACACACTATAATCTTACCGCTGCTCTTATTCAACACAATCCAACCACCAAAAGGTAACCCTCTGGCTTTGGCGTATGAATACCCTTGCACCACATAACCAAAAGGATCGTCTGCCACCACAGCCTCAAACCCCTGTTCAAACTTATAAAAACTGGACGTGGAAGTGGTCTTAATATCATAAATAACCCCATCGATTATGATATCAAGCTCCCCACTGATCTGCGACCCGCTAACATCCAGTGTAACAGGAACATTAGACCCTTCCACGTTCAGTCCCGACGCTTTGATAATCATAAAGAGCCATGCTTCAACCAAGGCCCCAGTAGCAAAGCGTACAGGAATAAGTTCAGCATCTACTGGTTCTTTTTGTGTTCCTTTCTTTTCATGATATAACTGGCATACTGGTTTACCTATATTGCTCAGTCGTAATGTAAACTCTCCATGGTTAGAGCGTTCGTTCATAGTAGTAAACCATTTGTTAATAGAGGCACTACACTTGTCAATTAGTTTCTGAGGAAGTTCCGCTTCTCCCTTCTGTAGCCTCTGCAAAAAAGAGTTAATATGCATTTCAATTACTGGGCCTTGCATATTAATGCTCCTCATCTAGTAAGTGCCACTCACTAGGCTCTGTAATCACTTGTTCAAATGATAACCTATTTATGGGGAATTGACCATAACACTCTTTACATGTATATCCCTCATTATAATCAATCCAAATTTCATCTTCTAAAATAACATCACACCATTGACACTGGTATTCATCTTCCATTGATGCGCTCCTTTAAAATTGGAGGCGGGCGCTTCCCCCGCCTGGGGTTTTAAGACAGGTGCATGGCCAAGTCTTTATTCACCCGTATATTTTCCGTCTAGCCAACGAGAACTAAAATGGGATTTCGTCGTCTAGATCATCATCCAAAGACTGGTCAATAACAGTAGCAGCCAACGCTTCTGCTTCATTCTTAGCATGTTTAGCTTCAAACTTAGCACGAATAGCATCATTCTCTGCATCAACAGTAGCACCGAAATCAATAGTCAGCTGCATAATTTCAGGGCTAATATCAATATGCTTTGTACCCCACTCCACCTGCACAGGGAAGTAGGTATTTGTACCATTTTTCTCACGGCCAGTGGTAAGTTGCATCACACGATTACAAGGTAACAGTCCTCGCTTCTTAATTTCCGTGAGTGCTTCGGCAACAGGCATAAAAGAAGCCCCCTGAGTATACCACTCACACGGCACATCTTTTACCTTTACTTTCTTACCGTGACGATCAACCGCACTTTTCATAGTAAGAAGGCCAAACAGAGCGTTCTTACATCTAAAATCACGATCTTCTTTAACTAGATGCTGATACTTAGGTAGCATCTTCTTCTTATAGCTTCGAGCAGACTGCTCCCCGCCATTATCATCCACAATAGTTTGTTCCCAGTTACGATATAACTCTGTGGACAGCACCATTTTTTCCTCTTCAAGATTGAAAATCTGGTACCTATTTGTAATGACAATAGGAAGAAATTCAGCTTCTTCTGCATACGCCGTTACATAATCACCACTGGGTTCCTCTGCGTCCCAGTCAGTTTGAAAAGTTATTTTATAGTGGGAACGAGGTAAAGGCTCTGGCTTATACTTCTTACCAGCCGCCTTGGCCGCTTCTTCTGCATCCTCATCAATATATTCAGAATCATACTCAATAGAAAGACGGGGAAGGTTGTTACCAAGTTGATCATCGTCCGCTACACCCATAGCTGCTTTAAGAACTTCTATATCCACAGCATCAGGGTCAAGAGGCAGATCAAATTGGTTAGTCGTAACAAGATCGTTAGTCATAAGTTTATGTTCCTTTCACATTGTGTACTTTATATTATAAAGTCAAATACACGGTTTGTCAAGGTAAATCGTACTGTCTTTTCATAATATATAGACTTGTGATATATATGTCACTCCCCTCCTATTCCAAACATTAAGACAACACAAAATAGTATAAACAATATCCACGCAGCATCTACCGGCGTCATTCTTTGGTGCCCTCGCAGTATGTACGAGAGGGGTGGCGTTTAAAGGGAATACCCGAAGTCATACACCACCACATTATGTAGCTCTGCAATTCTTCCCTGTCTGACACATATATTGTTGCGGGTATAGAACCGTGCTCATCTATAAGTTCTTTAATTCTATCACCAGCAGTAATATAATCATTTTCTTTATCTGGTATAATACCCACTGTGTTACTCCTATGTATTATAATTATCCCAACGAGAACCTGTTGTTTTACGAACATAAAATGTATCGTTGGCGGTATTTTGTAATTCCCTTGACACATGATTAGCCTCTTTCTTAGTTTCATACGGCCCATAAACAGTAAGTTCTAGAGGATCATGCCGGGTCTTACGATGCGCTTTAACAACTGTCCACACCTCATCAATAAGCAGCATTGTATTACTCCTTTGGTATAATAGTTACATCAACCTCTGCCACAAATGCTTTGTGTCGCATATCCTCGGTGCCTCTACCCCCAGGGAACACGACCACATGATCTGGTTTAAAATCCAACAGCATTTCTCTGTTGCGAATAGGGCCAGCAGCCCTGCCATACTTTTTCCAATCGGGGAAATAATTTCTTATTAAAATACCATTACTAAGTGCCCACGCCCTAGCAATTGTATCTACCCCCTTAGCTCCCCCAGTAGCAACCCAAGTTACTTTGTTGCGTTCATGGAATTTTAGCAGTTCATCACGTATATAATTAACCTCCCCTTTTGTCAGACCGTAATCCCGCCCGCCACACACTATAATTTTCATGTGATTAACTCCTTTACCACAATAGAATTGGTATATTTACCATACGCCTCTTCAATCAGACGTTTAGCATGAGCCTTTGATTTAGCAGTAATAATTTGAGAATGTGTGGTTACATCCCAAGTTTTCCACCTAACTATATAATGTTTCATTGTTTACACCTCCTTCGTTTCTAACCAATTAGGACCAACTTTCACATCTACTTCAATCGGGTATGTAAATTCAAAGTCATAGAACTCCTGACACATAGTATCAAGGTCCAGCAAACCCTCTCTCACCATCTCTACCACCTGCTCTTGTTCACCTGGGTATATATCCACAAGCACACTATCATGCACCGTCAAGACAATTAGAGATTTAAGTCCCGCCACTTTAAACCTTCGTCCAAGGGAAATGATCCCCAATGGTACCAAATCACCTGTCGCAAAACCTTGCACTGGGTAATTGACAATCTGGGTAGTCCCAAGGACATATCCGCTGCTAAGTCGTTTAGCATTTGGAAAAGCGTATGCCCTCCCCGTTGGATTAACCACTTCACCATTTCGTATTGCTGTAGCCTTGAGAGACTCATGCCACGACTTGATGCCCTGATACTTTTCAATAAACGCCTTGTAGTATGCTCGTTCTCTAGGAGAGCCGGATTGGCCTCCATATAGCGGCTTAAAGGTGTGAGCCTTCGCAGTTTGTCGATCAATCTGCTCAAGGTCTGGATCAAAGCTGTTAATAGTGTCTCTTGTAAACGCATGTGCGTCCACTCCTTCTTCTAGTTCCTGGCGTACAAGTTCATCCCCAGATAAAAACCCAGCCGCTCTAAATTCCAATTGCCCATAATCACCATCACCTATTTTTCCATCAGCAAATCTTGACACAAAAACCCTACGAATGGGGAATGTTCGCTCTCGGGGTTGATTGTGCAGATTGGGCGCAGTACTTGATAGCCTCGCTGTAGCAGCCACTGTTTGGTTAAGGGTGGTGTGGAGTATACTATCAGCCCCGACATAACGCTCAATTCCTTCTACATATGTTGACAGATATGTGGTGATAGCAGCCCGCCGACTGGACTTCTCAATAAATAGTTTAGCATCCTCTGGTACATCACTTGTTGCTATATAAGCCAAATCTTCTTTGTTTGTAGTAAAACCAGCAGCAGCTAGGTCTTGGACGCCTCTAGGTTTAATTTTAAATCCTGCAACCTCGCCTGTAAGTCTATATTGGATACCAACACCCGCACAAGCCTTACACTGTGGTTGGTTTTTATAAGGTACTCCAGCTTTAGTGACTTTATACAAGTGCCCACGTCCATTACAATCTTCACAAGGTATTGCCTCTGTTTTTTGTGCAACTGTAGTTAGCCTCTTAACTAAAGTTTCAAACTTTTTCTTGGCTATTTTTGGCCTATACTTATCTTTACCATATTTGTCTTTACCAAGATTAAAGGTTTCTTTCCAAATCTTCTTATCTTTTACTACACGGGAATACAGCATCATGGAACGGAAGTCCACGCTGTTCATATCAATGGGTGTGTCGCCTAGTACAGAGCGGACCATAGTTTCTAGGTCTTGATCTAATTGGTGTAACTCTTGCATGTACTCCTGCTTCAACTTAGCAAGAGCCTCCATGTCTATTTTGACACCATTGCGCTCCATTTCTAGAATATCTTTGAGGAAGGCACACATCATAGTGATGGTTGGAACCAATCCTGGCTCCTGTGTTATTAATCGTTTCATCTGATTACGGAACAAATGTGCCGTTGTTACACAATCAGCCCTGCCATACTCTTCTACCACTTCCCAGGGCATAGCTTCAAACCCTATGCCCTGATCCCAATATTCGTCTACTAAGTCACTACGTTTGCGAGGTAGGTTATGTTCTTCCGCCAGTGCGTTTAGCTTGAGAGACTTTTTGATACCTTTCATCATCACATATTCAGCTATTTGGGTACAATATACATTTCCAGTGTACTCAAATCCACATTCCAACAACCACCCTAAATCATGCTTGGCATTGTGGCATATTAATAAATCTGTATTACGTAGCAACTCTGATAGATGATAGTGCTCTTCATCTGGTGTGTGCTCGGGATAATCATTGTGCTCAAAGCACCAGTAATCTGTATCACTAGGAGCATGAACAGGGTCCCGTACCACCCCCACACTCACCAAATAATTCTCAACTTCATAGGGGGTGCCGTCAGTCCATTTATGTTCCTTTCCATTGCGATCTATATAACTCTTATATGTAACTTTATTTTCAACGTCCAGAACTGTTCTTCTCATTTTCTACTTCCATTCTTCATCCTCCTTTGTGTATTCTCTCCACCTATCAGAATCAGGTTTATATCTAAACCTAGGAACATATTTCCACTCCCCTCCAAGCATGGTGCGCTTAGTGGGTGCAGACATTGTTTCTGGACTATCTTCATCAACACCATTAGTTTGATTAACAGAGTTCCAGTATGTAAACCTGCCTCCACAAATAGGGCACCTATCCAGGGGGCTATAACAGTCTGCTGTACTATAATGTCCACCTACACAAATATATTCTTCATACCCTTCATAACTCATTTATTTCTCCTTTTACGTACATACCTTTTAATTACATATTTAGGTAAGCACACAAGTTGTGATTTGCTTAGGTTTTTGGTAACCCACTGTAAAGAATGTTTCTGCATTTTTAATAGCTGTGGCTTGTTGTTCTTTGCGTCTTTTACGATGTGTAGCTGTTCTAGTCATGTTGCTCTCCATTTATTTATCTATATTCGTGGATCATCTTTTTCAGCCACGAGATATAGTATCCGATTGGCTCAGCCGGATAAGGACTTTCTTTGTGTCTTTTATAATATTTAGAATTTTCTGGATATTCCCCAGGACGTAAACAGAACCCAATTGTGCAAGTAGGAAGCTCTGTTTCCCAGTTTGGTTGCTCTAAATAACAACTATAACAAATTATAGTATTGGTTTCATGTATTTCTTTTCCTATCGCTGACATACTCCCCCAACCACAAACTACACAAATCATATATAATATAATCTCTAGCAAGCTTTTCAGCCTTCTCACCGTGATTAGACCTAATAGTATTAAGGATATCACTCATAACCCATCCTCTATCTATAGAATTTTTACCTTCTTCTATAAGGGCATCAACCTGCTTTTTAACTTGCCTTTTATTCATGCTGCTCTCCTATCAATGGCGTTACGCATATTCACCCCTTGTACGGGGTACCCAATAACTTTAATGGTTTTGTCCCAACAATTACGACAGTCCCCACAAGTGTTACCCCTGGTTTTAGCCTCGCATACAGTAACTCCTTCTGGCACGTCGGTATCACAGTCTCCATCATACACTACAGACCCATGCCTCTTGTTAAACTTGCCTATTTTATCTGCACTGTACCTCACACAAGCATTCTTCATCTTCTTTATAGATGCAAGGTATGCTTTTATTCCCTCTATCTTATAACAACGTGTGGGTAGCCAGTGTTGTGTGTTGGGGGTACGCATAATTACTTCACGTATTTTCTTGGCTAGCTTTGGGTGAAACACGTCACCACTATCAAACCAACGAAAATACGGGTCTTTACCTATGGCCGCAACCATATCATCCGCCCACTCTGGTCTTTTCCAGTCGTGTCTGTTGT